GGCTATCAATCGATAACGACGCAGCTCCTCCGAAATTATTTACCGTATATCCATCACCGGGCTGAATAGAGTTAGGCATATTAACCTGCTGGTTTATAAATTAAATTGTGCCAGCCACCTTGTGCAATTCTGAATGAAACATTGACCTTATAAAGATTGCCAAATTCTTCGTGTGATACGTTGGTCACCATACCAGGCTGTGTAAAATACCTTTTATCATCAGTAACAAAGCACCCATTATAAATACTGAAGTCTGCGTCCTTAATCGATGAGAATGTTTTACCTACTGAAGCAATGTAATAAGTTAAAAGTTCTTTATTGGATGTATAAAAACTGCCTTGGATTTGAATGTTGGCACGAACATAACTTTTAATGCCTGTTAGTTTCCAATCATCAGCAGTAGAGTTTGTACCATTAGCACCTTCAATAAACATTTGTTTATCTTTGTCCCAACCCTTTGACTGTAAAACATCCTTAAAGTCCTTATGCGACTTAATCGATTCAGTGCTTAATCCGGTGTCACCGCGTAAGACCATTTTACTCTGCGTACCGTTTTCGATACCACAATACTCCGCAGTGATGGTGGCTAGGTTATTGCCGTTAATTGTGTACGAAGCACGGTGGCAATAGAGTCGCTTCTCTGATCCAGGGAATACATCCCCGCGTTTCGGGGTTCTAGCCTTCGCAGCTGAGGCGGTACATACGAATGTAGCACGACCCGTGATCAGGCCGTAGCCGTCAAACTCGACGGAGTAATTGGGTTGGAGTTCTGGGTTTTTAGTATTGATGCTACCAGCTCCAAGTCCTCGGAAGTTTCCTTTTGTTATTTCAGTGAATGCCATTGTTTTAAATTATGCGGTGGTTTCCATTGCCTCTCTTAAACCCTGTGGGAAAACCTGTGATTCTTGTGAGCCACGATTTAGCGCGTCTTTAATTTCTGTAAGAGTATCAAGTTGCTTTTCGGCTAGGACGATTTGCTTCTCAATGCCGGTGCTAACATCGCCACCGCCAAACGAACCGCCTATCTCGCGTAGGCTTGAGACGGTTAACTTTATATCGTCTTTGGTTTCTTCTTTGGTTTTCTGTTTTGGCTTGGTCATCTCTTCAGTGAACCTTTTTACGAAACTACCAATCTGCTCATTTTGAAAAGCACCACTAGCACGACGCTTTTTATCTTCTTCGTTAATTTTGTTTTCTTCTTCAAGTCTATTACGTTGCTCTGGAGTAACAGTAGGGCCTTGAAGTTTTGCTAATTCTTCTGCTTTCTTTCGGGCTAAATCTGCGTTGATACGTTCGCCTTCTGCTCGAGCAGCTGCCAAGATTTGCTCACGGCTTGCCATCATTAAACCAGACTCAGGGCCGGTATTCTGATCCTTAAATTTTCTGCCTGCTTCAGTTTGATAGAATGCTTCAATGGCTTTGTTTTCTTGAGTGATAACATCCTCAGCATTTTTAGCGTTCTCGGCTTTAACTTTAGCCATAGCCAAAAGCACCGATAAATTTTTATCTAATTGTACGCCTAAACTTTCTTGGGCTTTTACTTCTTCGTAAGTACCAGAAGCACCTTTATCAAATGCCTCTTGTTGGGCTTGTTTATATTCCTGCCATTTCTCAGTTACATAACCAATGCCTGCTTGAAGTAATGCCATAGGGCCGACAACGCCTAGTGCTAACTTTGCAACATCACCACCGAATGCTTGAATCTTCTTTTGAACGGTCTCGACGGCTCTTGATGCCTGGTCTTGAGCGCTGATAGTGAATGATAAATCGTCTGCCATAGTTATTTAGTGTCGGTTTTTTTAAGTTCTTCGTCCCTTAATTTTGCCAAATGGTCAATTAGAGCTTCATCATCCGTAGTCAGTAAATCGAGTTTAGCCCCTGCGTGAATACTAAATGCCGTTGATAGCCACATTGCGGAAGCCTCGGGCATATTCAAAGCCTCCTCATAACTGATGCCGTTACGCGTAAGATTAGCGATGACGCTTAATTCCCAAGGTAGGTTTGATGACGATCCGCTAGAGTTCTTACTGTTGTCGTAGAATTTAGGCCACGAATCGTTAGTCACTGAGTAATCGACGAACGCCTTAAATGCAGCTAGTCGAGTGTCCTTAAACAAAGTTAATTTAATAGCCGACCAGTAATCACTAAACTTTGCTCGGTCTAAACTTTCACCGGAACAAACCTTCAAGGCGATAATCAAGTCCTCAATCTTAATTTCTTTATCGGGTTCTAGGAAAGGGCTACCAATAGCCTGTAACCATAGCCGATACTTTAAACAAAACGGCTTGAGAGATTTGCCGAGGATGCGTGTCCGCTTAGGGACAATACAAGATGCTAAAAAGCGTAGGTCAGCCATTAGCCAATCCTACGCCTTATTCACCCGAAGTGAAGAGTGTTATTCTTTAGAATGCTTCGTAGTCTACGGCAGTAATCGATACGCGCATAAAACCATTGTTCGTGCCGCGTTCTTCGATTTGCGTAATATGACCAGCAAAAGCGATAGTGTTACCAGTGAAGGATAAGTTATCGCCAACCGCACCAGTGTAAGCTGAAGGTACTAAACCTTCGATTGAAAGATTCTGGCGTTTATCCATCATACGAACACCTACAACTTGACCAGCTGCATCCGTAGCCTCATCAGTTTTTGCGAAGGAAGTCGAAACAGTGTAGGACTGAACGGTCAAAGATGTTACAGTTCCTGCGACACCATAGATAAATGCAGTTCCTTTAGTTACGACAGTGTTAGGCATGGTAGTTTAATTATGCAGTAAAAGTCAAACTGCTGATAAAACCAGAGTTACGTTGTAATTTACCGAGGTCATGAAGGCGCGATCACCTTGTCCAGTGTCGATTGAGGTCATTAGGGAGTCATAGGCCGTAGCGTCCCCACCAGCAGTGAAACCAGCCTTAACGCTAGTTACATTGTCCATCACCGACATTACAATCTGACATACATTTCGATGGTCAGCCAAAGCATTTGCACCGTCGATGGAAGTGAATACCCCAATCTTAACCTGGGCTACATAGTTCCCTGATCCGCGTGGGATGTCGTTCGGGAAGTTAAGGCTTTCGCACGATACGATAATCGATGGAAGATTTAGAGTCCCATTAGATTGCCCCTTGTAGATTGTCATACCGGATAATTCGCTGGCCTGAGATAAAGCATAAGCACAAGCGTCTTCAGTTATGTTGAGTGGTGATTTAGTTCCCATTGTTATGATTTTTTGTTTTTAAATTTTTCGATAGCTGCACGTTGGAAATGTTGCATTCGTCTTTTCATTTTTCCACTGCGAGCTGAGATAACTTTCAAATAAGTGTTAGCTTGATAGGCAACTCCGAATATGTTCCCGATACTATTCTTAATCACGATAGCCGAGCGACCACCCGTTCCGCTTGTCATTTGAATACCGACTTGTCCAAAGCCGTTGACGTGGCGTGTTATAAATTGTGGCAAATCTTTTAAGCCAAAGTTCTTTGGCATTCCGTTAATCGTGGCAGGCCCAATCTTTTTAATAGCGTCGTACCAGCCCGACTTCATCCAGCCTACTCGCTCTTGGCGTTTCTTGATATAGTCTTTTAATTGTGCAGGATTTGCAAGTGCCGGTATTCCTTTGCCTCCGCCATTCTTACGAATACGACCTTTATACATTGCACGTTGAGTATCGTGAATCTTTTTAATTTGTGCAGTATTTCTAAGAATGTCTAATTTGGTATTATGCGATAATAACTGCTTTGCTTTGTTATAAGCTCTGCCAAAGTTTTCATCGTCGTATATCTTTTGAATGATACCAGGCTTCTTTGGTCTTAGTCCCGCTTTCCAATCTGCGAATTTGCGACTGTTACCGCTAGGGCCTACCGCAGCTGAGAGGGCTTTATTTTCGTAAGACACAACGGAGAGAATGTCTTTTTCTACTGCCATGTTTCCCCACCTCTCGGCAGTCTTTGTATCGCCCTTGCCACCGCCAGCACCATCCATAGGTGGAGTGTAGACCATTGCCTCACGCGCAGTCAGAGCAGATTCCTCTTTTAAAACATCCTCTACAATCTGACGCGTTTCTTTTTTATAATCTGCAAATGACCTTTGCAATCCTTCTAAGAGGTTGCGATTTATTTGAACCTTTAAATCTGAGTTCTCAAAACCCATTTATCGCTGGTTAACATCACGGACAGTGAGTTGAATCCAAGCCGATCCAGTCTTCCAAGAAGTTCCGGTGATGCGGTAGACATTACTTTCCCAAGTTGCAGTCTTGCCGATTGCGAAGTCTGTATTGCGCTTAGTAAGATTGCTAGTCGTGGCGGGGATTTTGATGAGGGTGCTAATCTGATCCATCAGGCCACCGCTTTCGAGCGACTGAGTTAGGACTGCGTCCGAGACCGAGCATTGATAGGTCGTGCCGTTAATGATTACTGGCAGGCCAATCTCGTCCACAATGTCGAGGGCATCGGCTAACATCATCGCGTTAAGGTCTGCGTCCATATAAATTGCGTCCTATGTCAATCTCGGGATGGGGTCGTAAAGGGGTCTGGCTTGCCTTGTGGGAGGCTTTGATGGCGGGGACGGGTAAAGTGTCAGGCAACAAAAAACCCCCGACTTTTCAGAGGGGGGTCTTTCTCGTTTTTTAACGACCTAAGATTAGGCAGTTAAGAGGCGAGTGAGGGAAGTTGCACGACCCTTAGCTGCACCGAAGAGCAAGGTAGCAGTTACGTTGTAATATCCGCTTTGCTCTTGACCCATGAGAATTTGAATTCCGAGACCAGTGTCAGCGTCGATAGCCGATGCGGTTTCAAAGCCAGGGATTTCAGCGAGAGGCAGACCAGAGGCTACAGCGATAGCGTCAGAACCACAAGCGAAGCCTGCGAGATTTTCGCTATTGGTAGG